TCCTAAAGGAAGTGCTGCTCCCGATACAGGTTCAATATTAATTCCATTATAAGTTCTAGTTGTTTCATCATACTTAACAAAGGCACGGTCATCCTTCTGCAGAGATACGGCAGTATATTGTGCAACAACCATGGAACGGAATCCAGATGCTTTTGATCCATCTGCCGTCATTCCATTCATTCCCCATACTGAACGCATCGAACAGTTGAAGATGTATGGAGATGCTCCAGATACTGTATCAGTTTCGACGGTTACTGTTGCTCCAGATACACTTGGATTTGCATCTAGATTAATTGGAAAACTTGCTAATAGGAATGTAAATTGAGTTGAACTTATTATTTCTTGAACTTTTGTTGATACATTATAGAATGCTTCTGAAACATTTCTAAGTTTTATTGGAGTTCCAACATTTAAATTGTGCTCAGCAGCAGTTGTTACTGTTACTCTATTTCCTGCTGTAGTTCCATTTCCAGAAAATAAATCAGTGATGTCAATGGGATCTGATGCAAATGCCCCAACAATTTCCCATTCTGGAGCTCTTTTTGAAAATCCTAATGGTTCTGCTGGGAATTTTGAGTCAATGTTTCGATAGGTATTATATGCATTTGAAACTTTACTATAATAGATATCAAGATCTGTAAGATCATATATTGGATTAACATTTACACCATCAGCATATTCGAATACTGTTAGTTTATGGTGTGAAAATGTTGGAGTTGATTTATATGTATCAGTAAAATAAGTTGGATTTGTATAAACTAATCCGGTTTCATCTCCGTCAAATATAGATAATTGCCAAAAATAACATGCACCAGTAATTCTAAAGATTGCGGAATATGGTACAGAAGAATCTGTAGGATTTGGAACATATTTTGGTCTTAATTTTGTCTTTCTGAGGTCAAGACCAACAATCGAAGTACCTCTGGGTACTATAACTCCACCATTAATACTATTAAATCTATGGAGAATATTTTCTGGATCTGTTAAATCAAATGAAGAATTTAATTCTAAGGATAATACTTGAGCAGCAGGAACTCCCACTCCACCTGTTGTGGGCACAGCATATGCAACTCCTCCATTATCATAAATGGCATAACCAGGTCTGTTATCAATTAAATGTTCGCCAGGAAATAATAAGATTGTTGTTTTCTCGGTAATATCATTATTATAACCTCTTAAGTAGGAAAATCTTGCAGATTCTAAAAGTGCTCTTTGAACAGTTTTGAATGGTTGTGCAAGTGAATTTCCTTGATTAGTGACTGAATCAGTGGCGTCAAGGTCATTTGGATTTACATAAAGAATACGACCTTCGGTATTCTTAATAAAATTCTCTAGCTTATTAAGAGGCATCGGATTATATCAACAAAAATATTTCTATGTTTTATTTAGTTAGTCAGATCCTCCCCATTAAACTCCATAATGTCTTCTGGTAGGTCTTGTGGATTCTCTAAATCCATCTCAAATAATAGTGGATGTGCCTCCTCATCTATCAAATAGAAAGAGTTCTTAAATAAATCTTCTGGTTCAAATGATCTTTGTTTGTCTGCCAATTTACACAGTTCTTTATCGTATAAGTGCCCGTCTGGTAATTCATCAAATGTAAAGGGAACTTGATTTATGAAATACATTTTGACTATCATACTACCTTCATTATACCAGCAGTATGCTTGACTGATTTGATAAGACATTTAAGTATTTCAATATCTTATATTTATTTTTTGTTTTTACCCCTATAAGTATCAGTCTGTGCGTGACAATTGGGGCACAGGATACGAAGGTTTTCTAAACGATTATCGTGATGGTTGCCGTTTATGTGATCTAATTCTATAGGTGTTGGTTGATTATTCCATTCAGATATACCACAGCACTCACACTTATGTTCTTTGAGACCTTCTGTAATTAATCTTTTTTTAAGTTTATGTGATTGATGATGAGAGTTTTCAGTTAAGTAGTATTCTATTGGTCTTTTAGGTCCAAGTGTTTTTCCTTTACTCCAACCTTGCCCATTAGCACCATCAGCAAGACTAATGCCAAGTTTTTCTATTCTTTGTTGGGCAACTTTGTAATTACCACCTGCTTCTTTTAATCCAAGTTTTGATAATACTTGTCTTACGCTAGTAGATGTTTTTACTGCTTCAATAAATTGATTATCAGTGTAAGTTCTGGGTTTTCCCATAATAGTAACGGCAAACTCTATTATTATTTATAAAATTTGCCTTTTAAGTGCGAGTAGGGAGACTTGAACTCCCACGGGCAATGCCCAACAGATTTTCTTACCACTATAGTTTTCACTACCCTTTCGGTTTGTGGTCTGGACTATACCTTCACCATACCTTTCGGTTTAGGTGTTCCCCGTCTAGTCTCTACACCTTCAAGATTTCTCTTGCTTGGCTCGGTATTGCCATTTTACAGGTTTCACCGAATTTGAGGAATTACACTCATAAAGTTTCCTAAATGAGGCTCAATTTTCATAAGTCTGGTGTGTCTACCGATTCCACCATACTCGCTTGTGAGACTATTATAACTCAAAGAATCATAATAGTCAAGTGCTCCTTGTCGGGATCGAACCGACCTTAGCCGAATTATGAGTTCGGTGCTTTCAACCAGAGAGCTAAAGGAGCATTCTCTATTCGCAAATAACGAATAGCAAATAGTCGCCCAGGGTATCGAACCCTGCCAAAGGCCCTAATCTGGGGCAAAGGACTTATAAGATCCCTCTGAACACCTGTTCTGACGACCATAAAAAACTCAGAATACTACTGAGCTTCGTTATTCTCCTCGGTGTGTATTCGTATAAGGTCGTCATCTGCGGGCATCATCACTGCTGCCTGCCCGTTTTCGTTGACGATACCTAAATGTTCTCCATTTTCAACTCTTTCCACAAGTTCGTCGAATCTTTCTTGAAACTCTTCCACTGTAAAAACTTCCATTTCTTAAAAGGGATTACTGTATGCAAGGCAATCTTCACTTACCCGAGTGCGAACTACTTCCAGTACGCTCATAAACTGGTCAACAGTCTCACATTCTACAACTTGTTCTTTACCTTCACTCGAATAAAGATAGAACTTTCGTGCAAGAGTATCGACAACGCAACGACTCAAGAACTCTTCGGTTTGCATTCGGTCTTTGATTGATTACCTGAATATTATATGACGCTTAGGGGAATCTGTCAAGGGGGATGTGCCAGTTGATCAAGTGTAACATTAAATACTAAAGTAAAAATAAGCATTAGCGCCATATGTGCTCGCAAAAAGTCCATTTCCACCATTTATAGAACCATCTGTTGTGTATTGCACTTGTCCAGAATTAGAAAGTGATGCTGGATTAAATGGAGATGTTGTATAATATTGATTACTTACATTACCCGAAACTCTAAAAATTCGATTACCATTAAATGACATGCTATAAAAATCAAAAAATAACTCAGATGCGCCATAAATTCCACTAACTCCAAGAAATCCAGTTCTGAAGATATAAAAAATATCATTCAGTATATTATAATTTGTTGTTGATAGTGGAGTAATATTGGTTGTTTGAATCACCCCATCGCCTGAAAAAGTTGTACCAGGATAAGTCACTGGAAATCTGATAGATTTTGTTCCGTTGGGGTCATTTAATACTTCAATACTATATGTGGTAGAAGATGCGCCGAGGAAAGTATAAGTATTTCCAGAAGTTGTACCTAATGAAAAATCCACAGAACTTTGAACTATTCCATCAACTAATGAATAACCACTAAAAAAAAACATCTGTTGAATAGTTGTCATGATAATCCTGCTCCAGAAATTACAAATGTATTAGGTGTAACGACACAAAGAACAGTACATACACCTCTTTGTGCCAATATTCTATCTGCATTTATTGAAGTTCCGGCAAGATACATTGTTACTCCTGATCGAGAAATTGTTTGTGATGATGCAGAATTATTATAGATTGTAATTGCATCACCTGCACTGAACACACCAGATGGAACAGTAACTCCACCTGTGGTGGTATTAATCAATTCTCCAACATCTTCTATTACAAGAGTATAACTAGCAGATTTCGCATTATTTGGAAGTTTTCTAATATTTCCACCTACATCTGCAACTATTGTTGATGTTAATGTTCCAGTTGATGGATTGTATGTGAGTTTACTTGATGATGTTCTAAAATCAGCACTAGATGAAGATGTTGAAATTGTTGGATAATAAGTTGAATTTGTACTGGTATCATCAGATAATAATGCAGTAGATTTTCCAACAGCAGAAGTAACCGCCCAGGTACGGTAATTGGAACCAGCAGAATAAGTTTGAGTACTATATCTTAAATAAACTCCATTATAATATTTTGCCGCTGCTGGAACTGTTGCGGATACCAATGTCCAAACATTAGAAGTATAACTTCCAACAGTAACAGTACCTAAAATATTCCAGATTGAATTGTCATAAGAATATTCCAAATATAGATCATCATAAGCAGTATCTCCCCATCCACCACCACCTCGGTTTACATAAAATTGAATAATATCGACTGCTGCAAGACAAATCTTAGATCTGTTGGTTATTCTTCTGGGAGATCCATACCATCCAGGATAAAGATCCGCTTCACCAAATACTACAATTGAAGTTGTGGATGGAACTTGAGTAGCTGAATTCATTCCAGATACTGATCCAACAGTAGTTAATCTTCCCCCAGATGTAGGAGTTGGAAGATCCACCGTATCTTGATTTAATAAATCAATTACACTAAAACTACTTGGACTATATGATTGATCAAATTCATTAATTGTTGTTACTATTGAAGTAACAGCCCAAGTACGATAAACATTTGCAGTACCATAAGAACCATTATTAAATCTTAAAAATACACCATTATAATACTTTGCCGCTGCAGGAATTACAACTTCTCTTAGTGCCCATACGTTACTGAATACCTCTGTATATCCATCATAACTAGCAACGCCTACAGTATAAAGTGTAGTCCAACCACTAGTCCCATTAATAGAATATTCCAAGTATAACGGATCGTATGCTATATCTCCCCATCCACCACCACCTCTATTTACATAGAAATATAAAGTTTTTAGTCCTGCAAGAAAAACCTTATTTTTAATAGTGACTGTTCTTGTAGAACTAATATATCCATTACCATCAAAAACTATAATTGGAGTTGTGGATGGAACTTGAGTAGCTACTGCCATTCCAGTTACTGATCCAACAGTCGTTAATCTGGTTCCTGGTTGAGGTGTTGGTAGATCAAAATTATTTGAAGATGATAAATCTAATAGTGCAAGAGAAGTAGATCCTCCAGATGAACCAGTAGATCCTGCTGCACCATCTAAATCAAATGTTATGGAAGTAACAGCCCAAGTACGATAAACACTTGCAGTACCATAATAACCATTATTAAATCTTAAAAAGACGCCATTATAATACTTTGCCGCAGCTGGAACTGTAATACTCAATAATGTCCATACATTACTATCTTGAATATCTCCATCATCAATCGTCCATAAAGTAGTCCAACTAGAACCGTCAATAGAATATTGTAAATATAAAGGATCGTATGCTATATCTCCCCATCCACCACCACCTTTATTCACATAGAAATAAACTTTACTTACTGATGTTAGAAAAACCTTATTCTTAGTAGTGACTGTTCTTGTTGAATTATTGTAACCATTACCATCAAAAACTATAATTGGAGTCGTGGATGGAACTTCAGTTCTTGAATTCATTCCAGATACTGATCCAACAGTCGTTAATCTGGTTCCTGGTTGAGGTGTTGGTAAATCAAAATTATTTGAAGATGATAAATCTAATAGTGCAAGAGAAGTAGATCCTCCGGATGATGCTCCTCCAGATGATCCTGGAATAGAAAAAGATGCTACTATGGAAGTAACAGCCCAAGTACGATAAACAGTTGCAGTACCATAAGAACCATTATTAAATCTTAAAAATACACCATTATAATACTTTGCCGCAGCTGGAACTGTAATACTCAATAATGTCCATACATTACTATCTTGAATATCTCCATCATCAATCGTCCATAAAGTAGTCCAACCACTAGTCCCATTAATAGAATATTCCAAGTATAAAGGATCGTATGCTATATCTCCCCATCCACCACCACCTTTATTCACATAGAAATAAATTTTATCTACAGTAACAAAATATACTTTATTTGGGGTGGTAACTGTTCTTGTACTACTATATATACCATTACCATCAAAAACTGCAATTGGAGTTGTGCCTGGAACTTCAGTTCTTGTATTCATTCCAGTTACTGATCCAACAGTCGTTAATCTGGTTCCAGAATTATTGGGATATGTTGGCAATATTGCTGTATTTGATGTTGATAAATCAAAAACTGCAAATGAGTTTGATCCACTACTTGATGAAGATCCGCCAGAAGCACCCAATTGATAAATTAGTGATGTAACTGCCCAAGTATCATTTCCAGAACTTGGAGATGTGGATTGGGCAAATCTTAAAAAGACGCCATTATAATATTGAGAACCTGTAAAATTACTAAGTATAATTTCTCGTTGTGTCCATACATTACTAGATAATACCGAATAATCTACAGAATCTATAGTAGTCCAACTAGAACCATTAATCGAATATTGTAAATTTATTGCATCAAAAGGAGTATCTCCCCATCCACCACCGCCTCGGTTTATATAATAAAATAACTTAGTTACTGATGTTAAATAAACTTTATTAATATTTGTTAAAGTTCTAGCACCAGTGCCGTCAAAAACTGCAATTGAAGTCGTGCCTGGAACTTGAGTATCTACATTTATTCCAGTTACTGATCCAACAGTTGTGAGTCTCGCACCTGCCCCTACAGTTAATGTTCCAGATACAGAAGTATCCATTAAAGCAAGACTTCCACCACTTCCACTAGTGGCGACTGAAGCAGAAGCACCTTGAAGTCCTTGGGTATTCTGAGTACCTTGAGCACCTGCTCCACCTTGAGCACCAGAACCGCCAGTAAATCCTTGAGCACCTTGACGACCTTGAGCACCTTGTGATCCTACACTACCTTGAGCGCCTGTAGAACCAGTTTGTCCAGATACTCCTTGAAGACCTTGGTTACCTTGAGCACCTTGACGACCTTGAGTACCTTGATCACCTACAGCACCTTGAGCACCCGAGAATCCACTAAGACCTTGAATACCTTGGCGACCTTGAGTACCTTGGAAACCTTGTGGCCCTTGAATACCTTGAGCGCCTTGATTTCCTGCAGTTCCTTGAATACCTTGAGCACCTTGATCTCCTTTAATACCCGCCTGTCCAGTCAATCCTTGAGTACCTTGATAACCTTGCGATCCTATAGATCCTTGAGTACCTTGATTTGCTCTTCCTTGAATACCTTGAGCTCCTTGGAACCCAGCAGATCCTTGAGCACCTTGTGAACCAACACCTTGCAATCCTTGAATACCTTGAATTCCTTGATTACCTTGATTACCTTGAGTACCTTGGAAATTACTCAAAAATCCTTGAAGACCTTGAATACCTTGATTACCTTGCGTACTTTGAATTCCTTGAGCACCTTGACCAACAAATTCACCAGAAAGTCCTTGAGCACCTTGAGTTCCTTGAGCACCTTGAGTTCCTTGAGCACCTTGTCCAACAAATAAACCAGAAACGCCTTGAATACCTTGACGACCTTGAGTACCTTGAGTACCTTGATCACCCACAGTTCCTTGACTCCCCACAGAACCAACTGATCCACTAATACCCTGAAATCCTTGTGATCCTATGGATCCTTGAATACCTTGATTTGATAATCCTTGAGTACCCTGATTTCCTTGAATACCCTGAAATCCTTGAGATCCTATAGATCCCTGAGTACCTTGATTTGATAATCCCTGAGTACCTTGAGTACCTTGATTTCCTTGAGTACCCTGAGATCCTTGAGATCCTTGAGTACTCTGATTTCCTTGAACACCTTGATTTCCTTGACGACCTTGAGTACCTTGAGCACCTTGACCAACAAATTCTCCACTTATACCCTGATTACCCTGATTACCCTGATTACCTTGATTACCCTGAGTCCCTTGAGTACCTTGGGCACCTTGAGAACCTTGACGACCTTGAGTACCCTGAGTACCCTGAGTACCTTGAGTACCCTGAGTACCTTGAGTACCTTGGAAATTACTTAAAAATCCTTGAACACCTTGAGCACCCTGAGTACCTTGAGCACCCTGAGTACCTTGAGCACCCTGAGTACCAGAAGGTCCAGTAGAACCAATTCCAGAAAGACTACTTGTTTTTATCCAATATCTTTTTCCAATTTCTCCCGCTACTGCACCTAAAAGGTATTGATCTCCTACTGGAAAAGGATTTGCAACAACAGATGATACACCAACTATTGGATCTCCTAAATCTGGTTCTGCTTGCTCTAATCCCAGATATTGGTAACGATCCGATGTAATACCAGTTTGTCCAAATCTTTTTACTCTTCCAGAATTATATTTTGTCATTTATTTTATTACTGCTTAGCAGTTTCAAGAACACTTAAAATAAGATTCAATACTCCATTTGCATTTGCTTGAATTTTAATAGCATCATTAGTTTCTAATGCCAGTCTCCCATCAGAAACCAAATTATAAGCATCATTTGGAGGAATTGAAACTGCATTTGCAAAAACATAATCCGTAGGACTATCCGTACCCCTATAATGTGATGCTGTCACTGAATATGTACTTGCAGATGCTCCTACGGAAATATTAGCAACTTTGGAAAGAATAACAATTGAAGATACTCCAATTGGGCAAGTATAAATTCCAACATTATTTGTTGTAATTCCGACTCGTATTGTTCTAAATTTATTAAGTGCAATTGCTGCCATTTTTTTAACTCAATGCAATGATTAGGGGTGTTACTGTATTTAACAGACTTTGACTGAACGCCCTTCCAGAAATAGTACCAGTTAATTGATTAATTACAACGCCATCACCAATTTGGAAGTTACCGCCTTGATTTGTACTGGTATAAACAACTTGTCCACCATTACGTTTATCAGTTTCATTTTCCTGAATAGTAACTCCACCCAATGCGGGTTTTGCAGTATTAATATCTGTACCAGATCCTACCCATTCAAGTGAAATTGATGTTGCAATCTGAAGGCTGATTCTTGAGAAATAAACTGTCGTACCAGGATCAACACTATTATTTAGATTCTGTGTCAGAATAACAGTTGAGATGCCAGAAACAGGAAGTGTTGCAGTTTGAATCGTATAATATAAAGGATATAATACTGCTGTTGCATCACCACCAACTCCAGATCCTCCAGGAGCATTGGAAATTGTTACATTAGGAACTGTTGAATATTGACTTCCAGTACTAATAACATCAATGGAAGTTATAATACCATTTTCATCCACATTTGCGGATGCTTCTGCACGAATTCCACTAGGACCTTCTGGAAAATCAATTGTCACATTTGGTGGATTAAGTTGACTATATCCACTTCCACCATTAGTAACTTGAAGAGAATTTATTTGATAATATAATTCTCCAAAATAAATTGCCTGACCATCATATGGACGTTGCCCGCCCAATCCAGAAATTGTCACAGTATCAGTTTCAATTTCAGCACTATTAACTACTTCACCAGTATAACGGTAAATTGATTTTGTCTCATAATCTCCAACACCATCAGATACTAGTCCATAGTTTCCGAATGAACAGTTGGAGTTTGTAATGTCGCATTGTCCACCAGACTTAGTAAAGATGCCAATATCATCGCAAATTGTAAAGATCGAAACTAACTGAGAATATGCACCATTTGTAATTGAGCATCCAATTCCACCTTGATTGTATTGTGTATAAGAGTCAACACTCATGGTCCCAGTTACACCAATATCTTCTGCCTCTCCAGGTTCTGCGTTAAATCCATCAACTCTCATTCCAATACTATCTGGAATAAAGTTTGTACAGTTTCTAATATAAGGACCTTGAGTAATAGGACCAACACCCTTAGAATATGGAGGAAGAACTACGCCACCAGTAACATACTTATGTGCCATTGGTGCTGTACCAACGTTAACAGTAAATGTACTTCCAGTGCCAACAACACTTAATACTCTAAAATCATATCCATTATTTCCTGTTGGATAGATTGTAGTTGTTCCAGAACCACTTAAACAAGAAAACTCCAAATCACGAATGGTTACAAAATCTCCAACTCTCACATTCAAATTTGGAGCAGTGATTGTGGTAATTCCAGTTAAATTATTATATGATGCAGTGGTAACACCTACTGAACGATTTATAATATATCCTCCAGAAACATATGTATGTGGAATAGTACTAATTCCAGTATAGATGTCAAATGTCCCATTTGGATAGACTTTTTCAATATAAAACTCATATCCATATCTTCCAGATGGGAATAATTGAGTCGATGTTGGTCCACCAGATGAACAAGAGAAAAGTAAATCACGGACTTCGATAATATCACCCTTTTTCAAAGAGAATCCTTGTGATGTAATTGTTGTTTTACCACTCTTTTCATCATAAATTGCATTTTGAATTTTTCTAATCGAATCAAATCCAGATCCCCTATTTCCGGGATATGTGGTATTAAATCCAACATATGCAAATGCTGTAGATCCAAATCCTACAATTGAAGTTACAATGCCAACACAAGATTTTAATGCTGATGCAACATCGGCACACGAAGCAATAACATCATTAAATCCGGTTTTAGGATCAACTTGCATTGCAAGATCTTTGATTTGTGTGTATTGATTTTGGAAGTTTGTGTATTTTTGAATTGTTCCACCCGAAACATAAGTATGTGGTAAGGTTGATTGTCCAACTACAACTTCAAATGTGTTCACTCCAACTATAGATTTAACTGGGAAAATATACCCAAGATTTCCACTTGGATATAATAATGTTCCAGGTCCAGAAGGGCAAGTGAATCCAAGACCAGCAATCTTTACTGGATCATTTTTAGTCAATCCGTGGTTTATTGCGGTTATAGTTGTAATACCTGTATTTGCATCATACACAGCATTTACCACAGTGGTTCCCAATCCAACAGGATAACCTCCCCAGGAGCAGTTATTAATTACGGCTCGGGCAATATTGAATGAATAATTAAATGTTGAGATTGTTTGTTGAACTTCTCCAGGATTATGAAGAATTTGTGGAATTAGATTCCAATTAGAATCATAATAAGCTTTACCTGCCGCAACCGATCTAGAGTTTCCACCTCTTGTAATATCATGAATTATACACTTCCATACCGATCTAACATCATCTGAACAATCTCCACTTTCAAGTACAACACCATAACGAACTGATGGTGCAGTTAATGTACTTGCTGCCCCAATCATATTGGTCACAATACCGACAAGTTGGCGAATAGTTGTTCCGACACCAACACATCCACCATTTACAATAATTACCGATGCATCTTTGATTTGGGAAACACTACCAATTCCAGATTGATATGAAATTGGAGGAGTATAATTATTAATCACATGAGTTGCAATTCCTGCAGCATAATTTAGTGCAGCAATTGTTGCTCTTTGAGTTGCAATACCAGTAATATGAATTAGACCACCAGAACTATTGAAATATGAATATCCCGCACCAATTGATTTGCGATTACTGTTTGCCTTAAGATCATAAGAAACAGCATTCATAATGCTGACAACATCTTCCCTACAGTTTGTATAATCTCCGCTTGATAATGTAAATCCATATCCAACAGGTGATGTTAAGAATCCAACTGCTTCTGCAGAAATATAATTTAAGTTCTTATCAATTAGTCTTGCAGCATCTTGCTCTCTGTGACTGCCTGCAAATCCACTAAATCCACTTGTTAAGAATCCAACAGATTCTTTTGCAATATAATCTAAATTCAAACGAATCATTCTTGCTGCATCAAAGAATCTATCTGTCGCCACACCAGATAGTGGTTGTAAAGAAACGACAGCAGATCCACTGGTCATATTTGGTCCAATGAAACTTATATTAGTAATGTGGCATCCATTGTTTACATAGAATAGATCCTGATCTGGATATTGTGGTGTTACTACACAGTTACGAAGTTCTGTTCCCTGTACTGATACTGTTTTTGCCAGAACAATTGGATTATTTTCAACATATACTCCCGGAAATACTTTAATTGTGTCTCCAAACAAAGCAACAGAGGCAGCTGATTTGATAGTTCTTTTTGGATAATTTTCTGCTAATCCAGTATTATCATCATTACCAGTTTGAGAAACATAAATTGTTTTTCCAATTGGACGATATGCATCAACAGTTACCCTACCTTTTCCTGGATTTTGTGTTGAGGTAATATCAATACCAATACCAGGTACTAATTGCGTTACAATTCCAACTAGATTTACACCACTACCAAAATATTCCGTGGAAGTTGTTGTTCCTACAACTGTTAAAGTATTTGTTACAATACTTGTTCCAATACCAACACTACCGGATGATGGATTATAAACTAATTTTTTAGAAGAAACATATTCATTATTTGTTGTTCCACTTGTTTGTTTTACGAATGTTAGATAATCAACTTCATTGGTAGTATTATTGTCTTCTAATACTATGACTCCAGAACCAGGAATTCCTTGAAGACCTTGGTTTCCTTGAGTACCTTGGCGTCCTTGAGTACCTTGAGTACCTTGAGTACCTTGAGGACCTTGAAAAGATGCTGCACCCTGAAGTCCTTGATTAGCCTGAAGACCTTGGCGACCTTGAGTACCTTGAACACCTTGATTACCCTGAGTACCTTGAACACCTTGATTACCCTGAGTACCTTGAGTACCCTGAGTCCCTTGAAAAGATGCTGCACCCTGAAGTCCTTGATTACCTTGTGTACCTTGTGTACCTTGATTACCTTGAGTTCCTTGGAAATTACTTAAAAATCCTTGAACACCTTGGTTTCCTTGAGTGCCTTGAGTGCCTTGAGCACTTTGTTGTCCTTGAGTGCCTTGAAATCCCTGATTACCTTGTGTACCTTGTGTACCTTGATTACCTTGAGTACCTTGATTACCTTGAGTACCTTGGAAATTACTTAAAAATCCTTGAACACCTTGGTTTCCTTGAGTACCCTGGTCACCTTGAGTACCTTGGAATCCTTGAGTACCTTGAGCACCTTGAGTACCTTGGAAATTACTTAATGGTCCTTGAAGTCCTTGGCGACCTTGATTACCTTGCGTACCTTGATTACCTTGCGTACCTTGATTACCTTGAGTTCCTTGACGACCCTGATTTCCTTGAGTACCTTGAGCACCAAGGCCTTGATTACCTTGAAGTCCCTGAGTACCTTGGAAATCACTTAATGGTCCTTGAAGTCCTTGAGTTCCTTGGAAATTACTTAATGTACCTTGATTTCCTTGAGTACCCTGGCGCCCTTGAGCACCCTGAGTACCTTGAGTACCTTGGGCACCTTGAGTTCCTTGGAAATTACTTAAAAATCCTTGAACACCTTGACGACCTTGGGGACCTTGAATACCTTGAGCACTTTGTTGACCTTGAGTACCTTGAGTACCTTGGAAATTACTTAATGTACCTTGGTTTCCTTGAGCACCTTGGTTTCCTTGAGCACCTTGAGTACCCTGGGACCCTTGAAAAGATGCTGCACCCTGAAGTCCTTGATTACCTAATCCTTGAGTACCTTGAGTACCTTGATCACCTTGAGTACCTTGATTTCCTTGAGTACCTTGGAATCCTTGATTTCCTTGTAGACCCTGGCGACCTTGATTTCCTTGTAGACCCTGGCGACCTTGGTTTCCTTGAGTACCTTGATTTCCTTGATTTCCTTGAAGACCTTGATTTCCTTGATTTCCTTGATTTCCTTGAAGACCTTGGTTTCCTTGATTACCTTGAGTACCCTGGTCACCTTGAGTACCTTGGTTTCCTTGATTTCCTTGAGTACCTTGGCGCCCCTGGCGTCCCTGAGTACCTTGAGTACCCTGGTCACCTTGAGTACCTTGGTTTCCTTGATTACCTTGGGTGCCCTGGTCACCTTGAGTACCTTGGTTTCCTTGATTACCCTGGCGACCTTGAGTACCTTGAGCACTTTGTTGACCTTGAAGACCTTGATTTCCTTGAATACCTTGATTGGAAAGTCCTTGAGTACCTTGGGCGCCCACGCGCCCTTGAGCAGCTTGAGTACCCTGGCGACCCTGATTACCTTGGTTTCCCTGATTACCTTGGACACCTTGATCACCTTGAGTACCTTGGCGACCTTGAGTACCTTGGAAATTACTTAATGGTCCCTGAAGTCCTTGGCGACCTTGAGTACCTTGAAATCCTTGGCGACCTTGAGTACCTTGAGCACCCTGAGTACCCTGAAAATTACTCAAAAATCCCTGAACACCTTGATTTCCTTGAAGTCCTTGAGTACTTTGGTTTCCTTGAGTACCTTGGAAATCACTTAATGGTCCTTGAAGTCCTTGAAGTCCTTGAGTGCCTTGACGACCTTGAAGACCTTGAAGACCTTGAAGACCTTGATTACCTTGAGTACCTTGGAAATCACTTAATGGTCCTTGAACACCTTGAACACCTTGAGTGCCCTGAGCACCTTGACGACCTTGAGTACCTTGGTCACCTTGAGTGCCTTGATTACCTTGAGAACCAAAACCACCAGTAAATCCTTGAGCACCTTGACGACCTTGAGTACCTTGGACACCTTGATCACCTTGAGTACCCTGAGTACCCTGATTGCCTTGGTTTCCTTGAGTACCTTGAGTACCTTGAGTACCTTGAAATCCTTGAGTACCTTGAGTACCCTGGAATCCTTGATTGCCCGGAGTACCTTGAAGTCCCTGTAGACCTTGGCGACCTTGAAGACCTTGAGTACCTTGTCCAGAAAATTGCCCACTTGTACCCTGAATAGCTTCGACGGATGCGTATCCTAGATTATTCCAAGGAGTAACTCCATCACCAAACTTAAAGCGATTAGTATCAGATTCAATACCTAAAGTACCAGCTGATAAAATTTCATTTTCAGATTCCCATTCTGAAGCTAATTGATATTTACCATCTTGAAGATTTGGTGCAATAATATTTTTAAAAAAAGTTACCTTTTCATTAAAATAAGATTCATTTCCAAATACGGTAATATCTGCCATTTTATGAACCTATCACTGTAGTTTTTGCTATATCAAACGCTTTACCAACAATATCTCCACCAACAAAACTTCCAGAAAATATTTGACTACCAAAAGATTGTTTAATCGCATTTCCAGTTAAAGCATCAATATCAGCTTTATTACCCTTCATTAAAATTCTACCAGATCCAGAATTTAATGTAATATTTCTTCCCGCTTTAATATCTACGTCTTCATCTGCATCTATCATTATATTTTTCCCCTTAATTCTAACTGAACCATTTCTCATTGCTGTAATAGTAACATCTCCACTCATTCCCGCAATTACAATGTCTACCCCGTCACTACTTTCCTTATTTCCTGCAATAATTTCAATATGCCTATCATTATAAATTCTATATGATCCAGATTCAGTTAAACCGACAAGATTGACATCATTGTTGTCAGTTACTCCATAAAGAGCATAAACATTTGTTCCGTTGGATCCCATTTGGGGATTAGTAACGTCAATTCTAAACTTTGGACCTAAACTCCAAATATCTCTTGCTTCCCAATTTTGATTCGGTCTTTCTGCCATTTTATGTTATACAGTCAACTACTATTTTTAATTCTCCCTGAGGAGTTGTTGAAAGTTCTCCAACAATTGGTTTTAATATTGCTCCAACACCAGTTTTCGATTTAATTTTAATAACTGGTAAATCTGATATTGTCATACTATTTATTGGTCGTCTCTGAGTAAGTTTTTTATTAGTATTGGTATTGGTACTAGAAACTGTTAGTCCAGGATTTTCTTGAATGATATTTGATATGATTTCTGGGGTCAGGGTGTCTTGTAAGGTTATGGAAACTGACGTAACAGTTCCAACATCATCAACAATTAGATTGTAGGTATTATTATAATTATCAGTTCCGACATCTCCAGCATTGTATCCTATTCCACCATTAATAACTGCAACTCTAACAACACCATATGGTTTGTATTGTGGATTTGTTTCAGCAGTAGATACTGATGATTGGAAATTAACATCTCCTAAAGGATAATTTTCACCTTCTGATACCATATAAATCTCAACTATTTCACCAGCATCATTAATTATTGATCTAGCAACAGCCCCATATCCTTGATTACAATTATCGACAAATTCTACAAATGGTGGATAACGATATCCCGATCCAGCATTATCTAATCTAACTCCAATTATACTTGCGGTTCTTTGTTCGGTAATATTATTATTGTTTAATACATTGTTAGCAAAATTTCCCAAAATTGCTGTTGCTGTTCCCCCAGATCCACCACCACCAAAAATACGAACTTTGGGAGGCCCACACGATGTTGGTTTCCCAGTATAACATCCCCCTAAAGGACTATTAGTTGCAGGGGTTTTTGTTCCTGCTCCAAAAATATCCCATTGACCATATTCTTGATTAAATGTGAAAGTTGGAGATGCTTCCGATAAAGTAGTATCTGTAATTGGAGAAATTAATGAAAAACTTGATCCAACATCATAATTTGTAGAAATTCCAGAATATGCCCTTTCAACAGAAATTTGATTGATTTTTGGATTTATTGAAGTAATTTTCATAATTTCAGAATTACTTGTAAGTAATCCATCAACTTCAAAACCATTCAAATTATCAAATAAAAGAGTATTATCGGTTTTAGTAACTATACTAGTTACTTTTCTTAATCCTACGTAATTATCTTTTACAATAGAATCATTTTCTTGAACATCTTTCACATATGGTGATAGTCCAACAGCTGCAGCAACATTCATATTATCCAATATACTTTTAAAGGTGCTCTCTTCATTTTCGCTTGATTTTGCACCACTTCCAATAGTCCATTCTTTAACAAGTCCAGAACATTTTCCCTTTGATTGGTTGCAATCAAACAATCCACCAATAGATTTAATTGAATCAATGCCACTACGAAGAAAATTAGCAACATTAAACCCCCCAATTAAAGATAGGAGTTTTTGCACCCCATTTAAAGGTCCTGCAAGACCTTGAACAATCTTATTAATAATTCCATTCATAAATGCACCAGAAAATTGATTTCCAGCACATGTAACAAAGTTGTCAACATTATCTAAGACAGATTTTAAAAGATTTTTTACAATACTGCCAAGTCCACTTACAATTTTTCCAGCAACACATGGAATTGCTTCTTCCAACTTTTTAACTGGATTAATCATAGCAGTTTGTGCTGCTACTCCTGCTAAATGTGCAATTCCAGGATTTAGTGTTGCTGCCAATACTTTTGCAAAAACTGTTTTAAATAATAATTGAAGACCTTTTTTAAGAAGTGGAATAAGTTTATTGAAAAGAGAGTTGAACATTTGTCCAACTATGTTATTTGCAATCGAAACTATTTTTTCAACCGAACGACTAATTTCTCCGGCAATATTTGAAACTTTTGAAACTCCATCAGATACCTTATCCAACAAATTAGTTACTTCAGTTATTATTCCCTTTACTGCAGTATCATCACAAGTATTTGCGAATACAATTTTTTTACCTACACCACTGTAATATGCAATTTCATCTTTAGTTTCTTTATTTGAATTTAATTTATTAATAACCTTTGGCGGAACATCTCTTGGAGATTTCTGAGATGTTGAATTTGATTCACTTGTTTGACTATTATATACTTTACCATTTGGATCTGCAACATTATCAGTATACCCAGTAAATGGAACGAATGGAGAAACATAGTCATTGGATGGAACTTGACTTGTTCTACCAAAAAGTCCCATAATTACAGGATTTTGTCCATTATCTCCGTCCAAGAAAAATCCAAAAACAACATCACCAGGTCGAAGTTTGGGATTTGTTGAGTAATTTGCTGCGCCAGATCCAGAAGTTGTTGGAAGAAGAACTTGCGCCCAGGGCAAATCTTCATTCTTAAGTTCTACATTATTATATGGGTGATAACCCATAATACGAACTTTACAACGATTTCCCCATCCACCACCATTAGTCTGCTTTCCTTGAGACTCAATTGGTGGAATTTGCCCAATCCACCAACGAAATCCATCTCTTCCTATAAAATTACTTTGAAGTAGTGATTGATCAATCATTTCTTTTTGGGTCCGAATGTATCTCTAATTAACTTCATAGAAGTATATGATCTTTCAACATCAAAATGATGGCATAATTCTTTTATCATATATAGACCACTTGTTTCTGAATCATATTCTTTTGCATCAGATTCGGAAATTTTGGGAAATTGACATTCGATAATATCACCTGCTCTCAAATTTGTATTTGAGGGAACCATAATACTCATAGTTTGTGTGAAAAGAGTGTTATATCTCATCAATGATTGTGATTGGTGTAATGATGGATCCGAATTTTGCGATGTAGATACGCCTGGATCCATTGTTCCAACATCCAAAATTTGACTCATAATTCTTGTTGGTACTTCATCGAGACCTAGATTGGAACTATTTGAAATTTTTGGAAGTTCTAATTTTTTACCTAGATTCTTTGTTTTTTTAGAATAATTATTATATGTAAATACAGTGTTTGAAAAATTAAAATCCAATGGATTGAAGAATAATCTTTGACTAGAATACGCCCCTAATCTAAGTTTTTCTATTAGATTTTGATTTTTATCAGTAATATAATTTAAAATTTTCAAATCATTATCATCTTTCTTATCTTCAGAATCATAAGAAGTTGTTGCTTCACTATATGTGTATGTTGCTTTTGGAGATTGTTCAATCAAATTATCAATAGATCTAAATTGGAATCCATCAATTGTTTGATAAAATAAAAATCCTGCTGTACCAGATCCAGAAGATTCGGGAACAGATTTTGATGCTAACCAAGTTAAAATTGTAAATGGTTTTCTCATATTTCCAACAAAACCATATTTGTTTGAGGTCTTATCAATTTTTCCAATTTTTTTCGCTATCAAATAGTCATTAAGAATTGCTCTAACAGAATTATCAATTGTTGATGATGGGTTAAATTTTTTTGGAACTCTAGAAGTTTCATTTGTAATTGATTCTCTTGAAGTTAAATGAAGAGTAAAACTTTCTCTTTGAGTCTCAGAAATTACATCAGTAATACTTGAAACATAAAGATAACCATTAGAATTTTTTGAAAAATCTAATCCTGGATTTTTTTCACTGTTTCCTGAAATTCTTATTGATAATCTCTCTCCACCTCTTAAAGGAAGTCCATTATAAATTGATTGCTTATCTCCATCTGGATTTTCTTTGGGAGCAATTACATTTCCAGTGTCCATTACTTTAATTTTGGCAGTAATGGTAGGTGAAAAAATATCTTCAAAATATTCAACTGCAATAGTACCACTACTAATATCAACAGTTCTACTTTGATCGTTTGATTCTATAATTAATTCTTCAAATATAGATTTTTTTATTGACATTATAGATACGCTAGCTCTAGAAGAAGTTTTTGCTTAATAAATCTATTTAACAAGTAAGTATTATCTACTTGACCAGTAGGTTTTTTTCCTTCTGTTGGATAAGATGCTACTGTGGTTTGTGGAGGTGGTGATGATTCGGGAACATCGACAACAATTGTTTGACCTTTTCTTTCTGGAGTAATTACTTGTTCAACATTTGATTTTGCTGTAGGATATAAATTTGCCTTCGCTGGTTTTCCAGAAAGATCCGATCCAGAAGATCCAGAAGCACCGTGAGAAACGGTAATTCCCTGACTTCCAACAATTTCTGCCTCTCTTCCATATCCTCCCCTATAATAGACCGAACCTACGGCAAAGGGAAATTTAGTTGCCGATCCTGGTTGAGATGGAAAAGTTCTTTGCACTGAAGGATTAGTTTCCTGTATATCAACTGCCATGCTGCTTCTTGCACCATGTGCTTGCTGTTCTGCAGCAATTTGAGATTTTAGAGTTGCATCATCTTTACTTGCAAAAATTCCAGCATTTCCAAAATAAACACTAGATCCTCTTGCAAACATTGCCTTTACAGCATAAAAGGCAACATCTCTAATTCTTGCAAGTATTGATGGATCATTTGTTTTGGAAGAATAATCCAAATGAAAATGTGTTGCATATAATTTATCTTTACCATTTCCAGATCCACCCTGAATAAATCCACCAGACCCACTTTGGGGTATAAGTGATAATCCAGTGGAAGTATTTGTAGGTTTTGTTGAGATTGTTGTTGGAGTTGGTTTTGCTGATTGTGTTGGTTGTGCCTTTGATACTGGAGTTCTTCTCGCCTGCTCAACAATTGCCCTTTCTTTAGTAGAGTATTTGGATCCTCCAGAAGTCCAAGGTGCTATTCCCCTTTCTTGCATTAATGCAAGTGCCATTCTATCTTGATTTTCGGGACTAAATTGATCGCTTGGTTTTAAACCTGCAGAATTCATTGCTCCTGGAAGAGTATTACCAATCATTTGATATTTTCCAGCAGCATGAACTCCCAAATCAGGTTTTGCGTTTCTTGGATATTTTCTTTCATTTTGACGATCAATGACTTCACCAATGGTCATATCAGTTAAATTTTTACCAATAATATCTTTTGAAGTTTTGCCTCCCATAGTTGATCCAACTATGTTTCCATTTTTATCAGTTCCTTGATTCATAGCATTATAATTGCCACCACTTTCTGGACCAGCAATAATATCCAATGCTTGTTTATGAATTCCTCCTACAGGGCTAGAAGGTGTTGATGGTTGAGGATAAAGTGTATTTGGCGCTTCTTCTCCTAATGGTGGTGCTTCTTCTTCAGTATCAGAAGATTGTGTAAGTGGTGTGGTTAATAATTTATAAGCTTGAAACAATTCATCATTTACAGATTGCATGGAAGAATTTAAATCTAAAAATGAATTTTTTACTCTGCCTGATTGATCAGTAAAATCAAAAGTTGCTATGTTAGTAACAACACTTGTTAAAAGAGTTCCAAAATTACTTATTATATTTAAAGTATCTCCTATAAAATCCGATATTAAACTTCCAACTTTAAATACTCTAGAAATAAATTCCTTTCCTATAAAAATTATTGTTGGCAAATTCTCAACTAACCATCCAGCAGTTAAAAATCCAAGAAATCCCAATAATCTCTGAAATGGTCCAGCAGAACTTGAACTAATCATTCTAAATCCACTTGTTGGATTTGTAGTTACTTTTGATGCTTCAATCCTATCTTCAATTTCCTTTCTTCTAGATGCTTCTCTTCTTCTTGCATCAAGAATACTTGATTTAAATGCCAATCTTTCCTTTTCTTTCGTATTAGATGATATTACTCTAGAAATTTTATTAATAGAAATATTAGATTTTAAGATTTGGTTTTTTGTAGTATTAATAGATCTATTAGCATCTTCGGATGCAAGTAAAGATAATCTAAAAGAACTGGATATAGATGCCATCTTACATTACCACATTATAATTTAACTGAGAATACAAGATATAAAAATTATCAGGGTTTGCTGAATTTATCAATGGAACATCAGTCATACTTTCACCAGTACTTGGAAAAACTTTCTGTGATTTTTGTGGAGATTGTCCAGATGATGTGACGATAACATTTGGTTTTGCTTCGGGCAAATTACCTACATTTGGAACTGGTTTTGGTATATTTTGAACTTGAGCTGGTTGTATATTTAATTTTTTCTCATTTGATTGAGTGGGTGAAGTTACTTCTGGAATATTTTGTTCATTTGTTTTAGACTCTACCTCTAATTTTTGTTCAGATTGTTTACTATCAAATGAATTTTCGATACGCTTAAATTCTGGATTTGATGTGTCAATATTGAAAGTATAATTACCAACTCCAGCAGTCATTGGTGTTTGTGGAGTAGATTTAATTTCAGGTTGTGTTGGTGCTGGTGAAGGTGTTGCTGAATTAATCTTTGGTTGTGTTGCTGTTACTGATGGTGCAGCTGCTGGTGAAGGTGTTGCTGAATTAATCTTTGGTTGTGTTGCTGTTACTGATGGTGCAGCTGCTGGTGAAGGTGTTGATTTTTGTGAATTAATTTTTGGTTTTGCTGTTTCTGATGATTTTTCTGCTGGTTTTGGTGCATTTGCTCCTGTAAGAAGGTCAGTACCTTTTCCTGCAAGTATAAATCCTGCAGCTCCACCAGCAATCATTCCTGGAAGTTTTAATGGTCCTGGCAATTTTGCCCCCATCTGAGCGCCTTTTTCTGCCCCATAAAGACTAGCAGCAGTTCCTGCTCCCGCCTGAACATTTGTTTGTCCCTCATTCTTTCTTTCTATAAATTCGGTAGCACCCAGAACAACATTAACGGCACCTTTAGCAACACCCTTAAGTACATTACCAGTATTTTTTAATAATCCACTAGTGGCACCCTCTGTTGCACCTTTAGTGGCGGCCGTTGTTGCGCCTTTAGCAGCACCACCACTAAAAATACTTTTTGCCGTAGATGTAACTGCTTTAATTGGAGCGGTAATAATTTTTCCAATCAATCCTGTAATTTTTGCAACAACACTTCCAAGTGTTTTAATAATTAAATTAAATCCACCTTTAATTGTAAAAAGAATTCCAGCGGCAATACCAAGATGTTTAATAATATTATTTTTAATCTCAGTAAGTTTACTCCTATCTCCTTGCTGCTTAGCATCAAAAAATTTAACTAACTCATTTGTTAGCCACCCAGCAAAAAGAAATGTGAGTGCCTTTTGAACATTACCAAAAATATCTTGAACTTTTGGTGTAAGTTTTTGAACTGGTATAAGAACTGCAGATTGTATTTTCTGCTCTATCTCATTTTCTTTACCAATTCTTATTTCCTGTTCTGCATATCTTCTTTGTCTTTCTGCTTCTGATATTAATCTAGATTGGTCGGAAGCACCATCTTGCTGAATTAATACTGCAATTTTTTCTAATCCAGAATTTAAAGTTACAACTTGCTGATTGAGATTTTTAACCTGAGTATCAAGTGCAATTAAAGATTGTTGATTTGTTTGTGCAAGTTGTAAATTTTGATTATTATTCTCTACATATTGGGATATAAAAGTAGTATCTCCCCTAAAGGATGAACTTGATATTTTTGTACTATTTAAAATTGCCTGCCTTACTTCTTTGGACAGCGGAGATCCTGTAATTGGATCTACTCCATTACTAGCAACTGATTTTAAATCAACTTCCGCCATTTGATTGATTCTTCAGATTTTCTTCTTCGATGTATTGTTGGAGAAGAGATACATAAATTTCTCTTTCCCAAGGTATCATATTTTCTAACTCCGTCAAAGAGTATTTATGATGTTGAATCAAAGCAAAGTTCGTTTTATAGTATGACGCAAGATCTTCATGCGACATACCTAAGCGAAAAAACTTGACAATCCCTCTAAAACAACTGTGCTTTCAACATTAGTATTTGGATTTTTGAGACTAACAGTATGAGAAAGTTTTGGCATAGTCTCAAAGAATTTTTCAATTTCTTTAAATTGATTAGAAGTTAATTGCTCCAAAAATTGAATTAGATCTTTGTTGGAAAAATCACTTGCATTCCAAGACTCTTCTTCGCTATAAACTTGCTCAATGCATGAACAGATCAGGTCAAAAGTATCATCAACACTAACATCATTAGTATTGGAAAAATTACTTTTAATAAATTCCTGTATAGATGGATACTTCATTCTCATTGTCAAAGCATCGTCCAATTTAATATCCCGAGAATGTTGATCACTAACTTCAACTTTAATTTCGTCAAGATTGATACTTACTGGTACTTTTGTTACACCATCATCTGGGCAAGTAATCAAAACATTTACAGTTTCTCCTACAGATTTTCCACGAATATTTAAAAATAGATATTCAATATCAAATGTGGATAGTTTTTCAATTTTGATTCCTCTTGTAATCAAACAGTTTGAAATTACATTTTTAACAGCATCTGCAATTTGCTTGGAATCTTCACTTTCCATTGCAATGATAAGAATTTTTTCTTCCTTTACAAGAAATGGTCTATATTTAATTGTTTTTTTAATTGAAGGAATTTCCAACTCATATGTTGGTGTAGAGATTGTTGGTAAAGGCATAATGACCTATAGAATTCAGTAAATTTATTTAGGGTCAAATTGTTTGAATAGGATTGTATGGTCCACCAACTCCTCTTGGTCTTGGATCATCCAATCTTCCCGTACCTTGATTTAGATTTCTCCAAAGCATTTCCTGCTTACCAGTAGCAAGTTTATTTGGCAATACACTATTGTCAATTGTAGCAGATGCTGGTATTAAATTATTGTTAATATTTTGATAAATTGATAAACTAGTAGTTCTTCCTGCAATATAACGATCAAATTGGAATGAAACGTTGATGAGCATTATATTTGAAGAACTATATGAAACTGGAATTGAGGATATGCTTAACGGGAAAAGTCCAATAAAGTTATACTCAATTTCTGCATTATAATCTCGATCAAATTTAATTATTTTTGTGGATTCCGATTTATAGTATTTTGGATACTGCATCCTAACAAAATATGCCTGAGATTCTTGCCGAATAGGATTAGAAACTCCTGCAATTGGATTATAAGAACCACTCGTAGTGAATTCCATCCAATATTCTAAAAATTTTAATATATTATAATTACTATCAACATAAAATTCCATCGAAATTTGAGAATAAACTTTCGAATGGGCAAATTTTTCTTGAACTCCTATATGATTATAAATCTCCCCAGATCCCAATTGAAATGTTGGAAGAGATGTGGAAGAACACAGAAGTCCAGCATCATTGGTAATAAATCTTTGAGTTATTCCTCTCCTATCCAAATAGGACAGCAATTGACCACTAAATCCACCAAATTGAACTTCATAGTGTGAAGTTTGGGCAAGATTTGAAAATAGTGGTTTAATGTCCGATATTCTACGCGGTGAAGCCACTCTAAATACCTATTATATGTCGTATTAGTATTTAGATGTCATATAAGGGAAAATATCAACCAGCATTCCCCAAAAAGTATAAGGGCGATCCATCAAATATCACATATAGGTCTTTGTGGGAACGTAAATTTATGGTGTATTGTGATACTAATGAAAATATTTTAGAATGGGGAAGTGAAGAATTGGCGCTTCCTTATAGATCTCCAATAGATAATCGCATTCATAGATACTTTCCAGACTTTTATATTAAGGTCAAAGAAAGTAACGGTTCAATTAAGAAATATCTAATTGAAATCAAACCAAAAAAACAAACAGTAGAACCAATACCACAAAAAAGAAAAACAAAAGGATATATCTATGAAGTTTATGAATATGCTAAAAATCAGGCAAAATGGAAAGTGGCGCGGGAATTCTGTGAAGATCGCCAATGGGAATTTAAAGTTTTAACCGAAGATGATTTGGGGATTAAATAATGGCATCTAAATTAACTGGATACGAGAAACAATTAGACAGTTATACTAAAAATGAATTGGTCGAAATTGCACAGAAATATACAATTTATTATATTGGAGAATCTGGTCAAGGAAAAACATCTGGTTATAGCAAATTAACAAAAGAAAAGTTAATTTCAATTATTCGTAATGATAATGACTATAAGGATGCAAATCCAAATATTAATAATAGACCAGTTAATAGAATTCAAAGACTGGTTAACAGTTTATATGGAACTGAGGAACCTGAGGAACTGATGGATTATATTTTGGAAGCACTGTCTGATGGAGGAAGTTCAAGTACATCCAAAGGAAAATACTACACCTTTTTATATTATGCAAAAACTCCAAGAATAACTTACGATCAACATCCACTTATTCTTGCTGGCGATTCTACTGCAAATGGATTTTATGGATTCAATTATCACTGGGGAAAAGTACGCCGATATACTTATCCAGAAGCTGCTAGTCCATTTTTTGAAGTTTCAGTTCGAGAATTTTATTCCTTGAAGCAACTTCCTTATGCAAAATATATTACAAAGACCTGATAAATAGTTAGAAAACAATAATGGCAGGATCTTTAAGATATCCGATTAAAAACATAGGAATAAATGATGATTATCTCAGAATAGAGATTGTTGAATATGTTCCACCTGGACTTGGGCAGCAAGGGCAAGGATTTGCATTGGGAACTACGGATCAAGCAATAAAAAATAATAAAAAACTATTACAGACGATTATATTACCAATACCACAAAATATTTCAGATTCAAATTCTGCTAGTTGGGGAGAAAATTCATTAGATTCTGTTGCGGGTGGACTTATGAGTGGAACTGCAGATGTAATGTCCTCATCAACTCCATTTAATACTGGATTAAAAGCAGTAAAAGGTGTAATTGATAAAGTTACGGGAGGAGTTACTGATGCTACAGGACAAAAAGCAGCAACGACAGCATTTACAGGATTAGCAGTACAAACATTATTAAGTGGAGAAGCAAATATTAATCAACTAGTTTCCAGATCAACTGGAGCAGTTATTAATCAGAATGTTGAGTTGTTATTTGGAGGAGTTACGATTAGAACACCATTTCAATTTTCATACGACTTGATACCCAGATCTGAAGAAGAATCGTTAGTGGTTAAAAATATTATTAGATTATTCAAACAAAATATGACAGCAAGTAAAGGTAGTGCAGAGTCTAATGGTGGAGGATTTTTTGTAAAATCTCCAAATGTATTCTTACTATCTTACATGAGTGGTGGAAAAATACACCCATTTTTAAACAAATTTAAACCTTGTGCTCTATTAAATATGGGAGTAAACTATACTGCTTCTGGACAGTATGCAACTTATTCAGATGCTACTCCAGTTCATCTACAACTAAGTCTTTCATTTCAAGAATTATCTGTTGTATATGCTGAAGATTATAATGAAGGAGACGGTACAATAGGAGTAGGTTACTAAAATGTCATACTTTAGAGAATTACCAAATCTAGAATATCAATCAATACTTTCTGATAGAGTATCTTCTGACGAATATTTAATTGTAAAAAATTTATTTCGTAGAGCAAAACTTAGAGAAGATCTTCAAAATGTTTTTACGATCTTTAATAAGTATCAAATACCAGATGGATCTAGACCAGAATTAGTTGCTAAAGAGATCTATAATAGCGCACAATATGATTGGATTGTTTTAATTGGTGCAGGAATCACTAATGTTAGGGATCAATGGCCATTATCCGATAGAGATCTTTATACTTATGCCGAAGAAATATATGGTGAAAATTTAAATGATATTCATCATTATGAGACTACGGAAGTCAAAGATTTAAAAGGAAGATTAATTCTTCCTGCAGGAAAAGTTGTTGATGCATCCTTCACTATACCAAACCAAAATTTGTTGACTCAAACTATAAATCCTGTAACTGGAATTACTAATTATGAATATGAAGTAAGAAAAAATAATAAAAAAAGATTAATATATGTTATCAAACCATCTTACTTAAAACAAATTATTAAAGATATGAGAAACAGTTTACTTTATGATGAATCTTCACAATATATTAATGAAAAATTGATTAAAACTGAAAATACTAGAAATACCTTACCATAAGAGTTCTAGATTCTTATCAAATATCATTACATATCGATGTTTGCGGGAGCGGTCTTTCCAGTCTCCTTCAGCACCTTTAATTTTGCCTCTAGAGTGTTTAGTTCCGTCTGCATAATAGAAATCTTTTTTTGCGTCTGTGAGTCCGCAATATTTAAAATTACAAGCGCGATAGATTGTACCATTATGGAAATCACTATCAGCGTAAGAGATGATTGCTTTAACTTCAGTATCCTTCCGTAACTGTCTAATCGCTCTTGAAACAAACCAAGAAGTGATATTATGCTCAGTTCGTTGAGTTTCGGGATGGATGCAGAGTCTTGATAACTCAAAAAGTCCTTGTTGTTCATTTCGTTCAAGTCCAAATGCACCTGTTGCAATTTCGGGAACAGGCAGTCCAGTAAAAATACAAACTCCTTGAAGACCACCAATATTTAATGGGCAAAAATCATTATTTTTATAAAGACCATAGTTATACCCAGATTTAAAATCTTTAGATATATCTTTAAGATAATGAAACTTCAGAAGTAACTCTGAAGATTCGGATTTACTTATGCGATCTATATAAAAATCTGACTTCATAAGAGTTTTTCTAAAGGATTTCTAATATCACTACCACTAAAATGATTTTTTAACAAATTTACTTGTTCTTTAAATTTTTCTTCTGGACAGCGTTGTCTGCCCAAATTAAATAATCTAAGTGCAATAACAACATTGCCAGGAATATAACCATCAAATTCGTCCAATCTTTCTAAACTTGGCGCAAGTGGATTATGAGATTCAAAAACTCCTTGTGGGTTAATTGGAAATCCTGTCCAATAACATTTGCCATTTTGGTTAAAAAATTGCTCAACTAAATACGTTTCATCAATAGTAACATCTAATGGTTCTGTTCTTTTGATTCCGTTTTTCTTTTCTTGTCCAGGTCGCGCAGCAGTTTTTGCTTTATGAATAAGTGCTTTCCAAGGATTTTTCATAATTAAAAAAATAGGGGAGAGGACTCTCAACTTCTCCCCCATTATAGCACAAATATCTTATTCTGCCAACTTTGCGAAGTAGGACAGAGTATCATCCTCATCTTCATCATATGAAGAAGACTTAGAAGAAGAACTCAGATTACTCAATTCGGTGCGAAGATCTTCATCAAGGTCACGAACTGGACCGCGAGAAGTCTCTTCCTCATCAGCAACCTCAGGGTCTTGACGACGAGCAGTCTTGTTGCCGAGAACATAATCAAGACGCTTCTTCAGTTCATCATAAGACTTGAACTGGTCAGCAGCAACGAGTTCTGCAAGAGAATACTGCTTCTTCCAGATTGCTTCCATTGCATCATCATCGTCCAGAAGAGCACCTTGTGCGGCAAACTCTGAAGAATCATAATTACGATAACCAGCAACATTCTTTGCCTTCAGTTTGAAGTTAGCACCCTGCCAGAAGTCAAACGGATCGATAGGAGTCTCATCTTCAAACTCTGGTTGCATTGCAGCAGTCAGTTTATCGAAGATTTTCTTACCAAACTTATAAAGGAACACTTTACCTTCGTTAGCAGGATTAGCAGGATCCTTGACAACATAGATGTTGCTCACATAAGTCAGTTTGCGCTTCTGCTTACGTGCTACTTCTTTACCAGCATCAGTACCATTGTTCCACAATTCGGAGTTGAGTTCCGATACGGGATCCTTCTGGTTCATGGTAGTAAGAGAATTCTCAATATACCAACCGCCAGGGCCTTGAAATGCGTGGGAGTACAGTTTTACAAACGGAAGATCTTCACCGTTAGGAGCAGGGAGGAAACGAATGACGGCATAACCATTGCCGCTCTTATCACATTCGAGTTTCCAAAGACGATCATCGCCAGATGATGTGTTATTATTCATTTTTTCTACTTCCTTGACCAGTTTTGCGGTCAGGGAACCAAGTTTAGATTGTTTCTTAAGATCAGAAAAAGACATTTGGATTCGTTGTGTAAATTGGATGTTTTGGATTTACTTAGATATTATAACAAAAATAATATCACTTGTCAATAAATTCCTTGAGAGACTCAATTGTTTTGTTCATACTATTGAAAAGTATATTCATATCTGTGTCAGGAGGAAATCCCATAATTGCCACAGATTTGCGAAGATTCTCTTTCATCTCAACCGCTTGTGGATCATCAGAAAGAGAAAGTCTTGTGTACATAATACGTTGCTTTTCTAGCAACTGAGTCAATTTATCAATGTGTTCCAGTTTATCTTCACGGGTCATCGAACCAAAAGTAAGAATACTTCCATAAATGAACTTTTGAAGTTCATTAATTTCTTCAAGTTCTTCCTGAATCAATTCAGAATCAAAGAATTTACTCATTTACAATTTCCCGTAAAAGTTTTTTGTACTGGAATACATCGATATTTAGAAACGGTTTGTATTTTTTAATTTTTAAACTTACGGTTTCCCACACTGGGTCCAAAAGTTTTTTATCAAACACATTCCCGAACTGGAATATTATATCATAAATCACCAGGGTTTCAATACCAATCTTCCCGCCCAGGAACTTTTTTAGAACTGGTGGATGTCCTTTCGAACAATTGAAAGCATCTTCTAATTTTGTTTCCGAGAGTAATTCTTCCGATTGTTCTTTGAACAAGTAGGTCAAACTCTGCTGTCGTTTCATCCACTCGACGTATGTTCTTTCTCCAGAATTTATAATTTCTCCAATCCATATGTTTTGTGGGTTATCGGCGGCAAGAAAATTGGCAAGAAAATAATCTACTATTTCTTTATCAGAATATTTACGACTGGATTTCTCAAACCAATATTTATCTTTGCGTTTGTTAAAAGAAGTTAGAGTTGCCCTTGACTTCCCACCATATTTAAAGAAATCGTATTTTGGATTTGTAAAATGACTTTTGAGTGAAAGATAATGTTGATAGGTCTCAAAAGGACTCATAGGGGCAATTTTGCTCTCGAAGTTTTTTTCATAAAGTTTAGGTTGATAGCATCATACTTCAATCTTTCTTTAAGTGGTTTTGATACGAGTTTCGTAATTGAATCTACTTCAATACCATTCACTTCACAATAGTGAACGATTGCATCAATATAGTTGCACTTTTCTTCTGCAACAATTTTTTCCACTTCCAGTGCAAACTTGGAAGGGGTGAGGAATTTATCCTCCATTACCTGCTCTAGTTCTTTATTTGGTTCCATACTGCTCAAGTTTATCTCCAACAAATTTTCTAATATATTGGACGAGCAATTTAAGGTACTTTGCTTTGTCGTATTCTTCATAAACTACACATTCTCCATTTTCACAAGACATAAT